ACAAGGACCACCAATGACTAAGTTACCAAAATCAGAACACCTTTCTAAATTGCAAGGAAAGTATTTAGGAATGATTTCTAAATTACAATCGGAGTTTGGATTATCTGATAACGATGGTGTGGGTGAATACCATCAGGCTTGGTGGGGTAAGTTTGTAGAAAAAGGTGGAAAGAAACTAGATGCACAAGAAAAAATAGGATTGGTAAAGAGATGGGCATTCGGCGATAAATCATTCAGAGTAGCAACAATACAAGACCCTAAACTAAGAGCTTGGGCTGAACAAATAGATAAGCAAGACCAACAAAAGATATCAAAACAAAACCTAATGAGATTTGAGGAGATATTCTTAGGGGTTGGTGCAGATGTATTATCATTTATGGAATCAGTACTTACTGCAAATCCTGATTCTGCTAAAAGACAAATGGTAGCTCGTTTACAATCAACAATAGCTCAAGTAAAAGCAAGTGGTGACCCTAAAAAAGTTGAAAAACTTAAATTAGAGTTACAACGATTAAATGCTTTGGGTGGATTTGATAAGATTGTACCAAACGAAGGTATTGTATTTGTATATAATGGTAACACTTACAAACTAACAGGAGCATTCGCACCACTAAATCAAATTTTAGGTATTTTCTTCGATAGTTAATCGTTTTCTTAATTTTGATATACTTATATATACAAATATATTGTATATAATATGGCAAAGGAATTCAATAAAAAGTTTATGCATCCAACTCGTAGAAAGTTGGTAGATATGGTATTAACCGGTGGTGATTACCAAAAAGAAGCATTTGTATCATTTGCTGGGGCAGATAAAGAAGTAGTAAAACGTAAGGTTGGTGAGAGATGGACTGATGAAACTGGTAAATCTTGGGAACAACATGAAGCTGGTAAAATAGAGGTTTCCGAGTTAGGTGACATTATGGCTGAAACAAGAGCATACTTAGCTAAATTAAATAGTTGTAAGGCAGATGATTGTCAAACAATAAAATTAGGAAGGATTGATAAAAAATTAATATCTAAAACTGGTTATTGTACAACTTGTTTAGCTAAAAAAGAAACTAAAATTAAATTAGATGGATTGTGGCAAGCGTATGAAGATTATAAAATATATAACAATATGATTTCATACGGTAAAGATATAGTTTCTCAATTTCAACAAGCATACAATGATGCAAAGCAAGAATATGAAGTTGTAAATGAAGATGGTACAATTGAGAAATGGAGTATGGAAAGAGATGTGAATGAATTAAAGGCGGAAATCCTAACTGATATAACTCGTTTTGAAGAAGAAATCCAACAAGCAATCAAACTAAGAAATGAAGCTTGGGATAAATTAAAAGATAAAGATTACGATTTAGTAAAACCTCCTGTTGATTAATATGAGCACTGGAATTACACAAAAGAAATCCCTAAAGGAGATTATTGCCGAAGAATACAAAAAGTGTGCGGTAGACCCGATTCACTTTATGAAAAAGTATTGTATGATTCAGCATCCTGTGAGAGGTAAGATACCTTTTCACCTTTTTCCATTTCAAGAGAGTACTCTAACTCAATTTGCAGGAAATCGTTTTAATATAGTACTTAAATCACGTCAAACGGGTATCTCAACACTTTCAGCTGGATATGCACTTTGGAGAATGTTATTCAATACGGATTTTAACGTATTGGTTATTGCAACTAAGCAAGATGTGGCAAAGAACTTAGTAACTAAGGTGAGAGTAATGCATGAATTACTTCCATCTTGGTTAAAAGGTGGTTCTTTGGAAGATAATAAACTTTCACTTAAATTACAAAATGGTTCTCAAATTAAGGCTATTGCATCATCTCCTGATGCCGGACGTTCTGAAGCCTTATCACTTCTAATATTTGATGAGGCCGCCTTCATTGGTGATATCGATGAAATTTGGACATCTGCACAATCTACATTATCAACTGGTGGTAGTTGTATTGCATTATCTACTCCGAATGGTGTGGGTAACTGGTTTCATAAAACTTGGTTAGCAGCAGAAGAAGGTTCTAATCCATTCAATACAATCAGATTACATTGGACAGTACACCCTGAAAGAGGTGAAGCTTGGCGAGAAGAACAAGAAAAACTATTAGGAGCAAAAAAAGCAGCACAAGAATGTGATTGTGACTTCGTATCTTCTGGTGATACTGTTATTGACCCAGAACTATTAATGTTTTATAAAGAATCGTATTGTCAAGACCCATTAGAGAAAACTGGATTTGATGGTAACCTTTGGAGATGGGAATATCCATCGCCCGGTGGTTCTTATATGGTCATTGCCGATGTGGCTAGAGGAGATGGTTCGGATTATTCTGCAGCTCATGTTATGGAAATTAATAGTTGTACTCAAGTAGCAGAATATAAAGGAAAGGTGGATACTAAAGATTTTGGAAATTTCTTAGTGGAGCTATCTACACAATATAATGATGCTTTACTTGTAATAGAGAATGCAAATATTGGTTGGGCAGCCATTCAACAAGTAATAGATAGGGGATATAAAAACTTATTCTATATGAGTAAGGATTTGAAATATGTTGACATCGAACATCAGATGAGAAACAAATATCGTGCAGATGAAAGACAAATGGTAGCTGGATTTTCAACTACTTCTAAGACTAGACCATTGATTGTTTCTAAATTAGATGAATATTTTAGAGAAAAGGCAGTTACAGTCCGTTCCAATCGTTTGATAGATGAATTGTTTACATTTATATTTATGAATGGTAGAGCCGAAGCTATGAAGGGTTATAACGATGACTTGGTAATGGCATTTTGTATTGGATTGTGGGTGAGAGATACAGCACTTCGTTTGAGACAGGAAGGTATAGACCTCACTAAAAGAGCAATGGGTGGTATATCATCAAATATGCAGCACTCCGGTGTATATGGTGGTAGTAATATGGATGAGAATCCTTGGAAGATGAGAATTGGTGATGAATTTGAAGATTTATCCCAATGGTTATAAAAAATAGTAGTGTTTTGATAAATTACGATATTTATGGTATATGTCAAAATAAAAAATAAACCAAATGATTAGATTGCATGATATCCTAAAAGAAGATGAGTATGTAGACAATGCATATTCATTGGGAGATACCCCTACTGATAATCCAATTGATGATTATGATGAATTGGATGTAGAACAAGAAGATATGGATGATTTCGTAAACTTCTTAAAAGCATATTCAACTCAATTAGAAGAAGCTAATTGTAATTGTGTTTACGAAGCGGAGTATCAAGGTAGAGAGGTGAAGTTGGGAAAACCAATGCAGGGTGATGTTAAGAAGTTTAAAGTGTATGTTAAAAACCCAAAAACAGGAAAGGTAATTAAAGTAAACTTTGGCGATAAATCAATGAGAATTAAAAAGTCTAACCCTGATAGAAGAAAATCTTTTAGAGCAAGACACAATTGTGATAATCCTGGTCCAAGAACAAAAGCAAGATATTGGTCTTGTAGAAAATGGTAAATAAATTATGGCAGAAGAACAACAATTAGATGACAGAAGTTTCTTTGGTAGACTTAAAAAATTATTTTCAACTAATGCAATTGTAACAGTTGATAAGGATGGAAACAGAAAAGTCGTAGATACTGAAGACCGCCAACATAATACTAACTTTGTAAATCTTAGAGATAGATACACTAAATTACAAAGGTCTTATTACGAAACTACACAGGGTGCTCAATCAATGGCATATCATCAAGTTCGTAGAGAACTTTTTAGAGATTATGATGCTATGGACCAAGACCCAATCATATCATCTGCCTTAGATATATACGCTGATGAAAGTACAACTAAAAATGAATATGGGGATGTATTACAAATCAAATCTACAAACGAAAATGTAAGAGAGTTACTTCATAACCTATTTTATGATATATTAAATATAGAATTTAATCTATGGCCTTGGGTTAGAAACTTAGTAAAATATGGAGATGCTTTCTTAGCATTAGAAATTGCACCTGAAAAGGGTGTTATAAATGTAATGCCACATTCAACTTATAATGTAGAAAGATTAGAAGGTACTGACCCAAATAACCAAAACTATGTAAAATATAAAGTAGAGTTGGACCAATATGGTAAGAAAGAATATGAGCAATATGAAATGGCTCACTTCCGTATGTTATCAGATACCAATTTCCTACCGTATGGTAAATCAATGGTAGAGGGTGCTAGAAGAATTTGGAAACAATTATCTCTTATGGAAGATGCGATGTTAATCCATCGTATTATGAGAGCGCCTGAAAAAAGAATATTCAAAATAGATATAGGTAACATTCCACCAACCGAAGTGGATAACTATATGCAAAAGATTATCAACAAAATGAAGAAAACTCCATTTGTTGATAAAAATACGGGAGATTATAACTTAAAATATAATATCCAAAACCTTACTGAAGATTTCTTCCTGCCTGTACGTGGTAGTGATAGTGGTACAAATATCGAAAACCTACAAGGTTTAGAATATGCAGCAATCGAAGATATTGAGTATTTAAGAAATAAATTATTTGCATCTTTAAGAGTACCAAAAGCATATCTTTCTTATGATGAGAATGTAAATGGTAAAGCTACTCTAGCTGCAGAAGATGTTCGTTTTGCAAGAACTATTGAGAGAATTCAACGAACAGTTGTTAGTGAATTAACTAAAATAGCAATTGTACATTTGGCAGCACAGGGTATAGAGGATTCTGAAATGACAAATTTTGAACTAACTCTTACTAACGCTTCTACTATCTATGAGCAAGAAAAGGTAAACTTATGGAGTGAAAAAGTGAGATTGGCATCGGATGCAAAAGCATTAAATATGTTATCATCCGATTGGGCTTATCACAATATATTCGGATTATCACAAGATGAGGTGGATATTGAAAGAGCAAAAGTAATCTTAGACCTCAAAGACCGATTCAGACACACTTCAATTGAACAGCAAGGACAGGACCCAGCAAACCCACCACAACAGCAAAATGTGGAGGAGGAAATCAGTAAATTAAAAACTGAAATTGAATTAAATAGGGGTGTTGGAAGACCTAGAGAAGGAAACACTTATGGTAAAGATAAGCATCCTTATGGTAGAGACCCATTAGGAGATAAGGAAAATCATAAGGAAAGAAAGAGAGATGACCGAAACTTAAATGCAAATGCTAAAAAGTTAGCAAGGGAATATATCAACGGACTTTCATCAAAAAAGAAGATTTTAAGTGAAAAAAGTGATATGTTAGATGAAAAAAACCTGTTAGACGATACTAAAATTTAATAAAGAAAAATTTGTTTATATTTATATGTGTTAGTTTATAGGGTAGATTAAATATAGGGTAATTAAATGAAAAAAATTAAACATTCCAAGTTTAAGAACACTGGAGTG